TTTAACATGCGAGGGGTGGGGATCGAACCCACGCGGATTACTCCACAGGATCTTAAGACCTGCACCTTAACCACTCGGTCACCCTCGCTTTTAATAAATAATTCGCTTTTATAATAAATAATTAAATAAGACAACGATTTGTCTTTCTACCCGATGTGGGGATCGAACCCACGACCTACAGCTTAGAAGGCTGTCGCTCTAATCCACTGAGCTAAACGGGCTTTGCGGTTCTATTGGGGGTCGAACCCAAGACCTTCCGGTAAATGTTACTTCTATAAGATAACAGCCGAATGCTCTAACCAACTGAGCTATAGAACCTTTATTAACTTAATAGTTATTAATTATATTGAATTACTTTCAATATATTATTTAATCAATTTTTTTAAAATATTATCGATAATAAATTATTTATACTATTGCTTAACTACTTAAAAATTATGCTTTATTTCCTCAATGGGAACAAAATATGAGTTTTTGTTTGTTATTCTTAATTACTTCAAATAGGAAAAAACTTACTAGTCTTTTATACAAAAAATATATTAACCCATTTCAAATAAACCCTTCTATTTTTTCTAGAAAGTGAATACCATCAAAAACTCGTTATGTTATTGTATTCTGGTAAAAATACAAAAACTGTTTTCCTCAATTAAGTTACGTTTTGAAATAAAACGGTATTTTAATAGGGAACTTTATCTATATTATATAAGAATAAATTAATTTTAAATACTTTTATATAAAAAAATCATTTAAAGACGGGACACGAAAACGATAAAAAGAATCACATATTCTCAAGCATTTTTTCACACTTTGTAAACTCATCTATATTAATATCAATAACATCAATAATAGATAGTGCATCCTGAGGTATTTTAACAAGAAGATTAGCCGGTAAATTTTCATAAGTATAGTTTTTTTCCTTAACATATCTGTGCCAAGTAAAAAGATCTAATTCTGAAAATATATTTTTTGAATTTATATTTTTTAAATTTTCTAAGATATATTCTATTTGTTTTTTATTTAAATGAGGAGATGAAAATTCTTTCTTATAATAGTATTTCCACACTACTGCAGTTATATCTACCAATGTTTTTTCACAGCAATTATCACAATTATTACAAGTGAAAAATTTTGGTGGTTGATTAAAGTGTTTTAATACAAATTTTCTCCTACAAGTATTTAGATAAATATATTTTTTCATCGCAAAAATATTATTTTGTCTACTGCGTTTCACAATTGGATTTTTAATCTCTTTCAACTTTGCTTCAGCTATAGCTAAAGACTTATATTGATAAAATACTATAGTTTCTGCTGGTAAATCATCTCTACCTGCTCTACCAATTTGTTGCCAATATTCTTCTATAGATGATGATGCCCCAATAATAATTACACAACGAATTGTTTGATCAACGCCCATACCAAATGCAATAGTAGAAACCATAATTTTAATTTTACCTTCTGCAAACATTGTTTGAGTTTTCTCTCTTACTCCTTTTGTAAATCCAGCGTGATAAGCTTCTGAAATTCTTCCTTCAGGATGTGTTTTATTAATTTCATTAGATAGATTCACACTCATTTGTCTAGAATTTGTATAAATAATTATTTTATCATTTTTATATTTTTCAAAAAAAGGAAATAATAATTTTAAATCTATATCACCTGAAATATCATTTAAATCTTTTTCCGGCGGTAATTCACCTTTTTTTCTTTTAACTTTAACTACTTTTTCTTTTTTAAATTCAACACATTTTAAATATAATTTAGGTCTATCAAAGTTTGCCATAACAACTACCGGATTTACTAAGTTTAAACTTTTTGAAATTTCTTCTTTAACTAAAGTAGTTGCAGTAGCTGTTACAGCAATAATAGGTATTTTAGGATATTTTATTCTAAAATCTTTTATCTTCATATATTCAGGTCTAAAGTCATGACCCCAAACACTTATACAATGTGATTCATCTACAGCTAAAAATCCTAATAAATTATTAGCAAGCATTGAATCGACCAGTTCAAACCCATCTCCTTTAATTAAATATTCAGGAGACATATATATAATTTTTATTTTACCATCAATAATTTCAAATAATTCTCTATCTTTATTTTTATTATTTCCATGTAAAGCAGATACTGGTATATTCATTTTTAATAATTTATCTTTTTGATCATCCATTAATGAAATTAAAGGAGAAATTATTATAATTGCTTTTTTAGTTACAAGAGGTGGTATTAAATAGCACATTGATTTTCCATAACCTGTAGGGAGTAAACCAATGACATCATTACCCAATAGTAATTCGTTAATTACTTCTATTTGTTTTTCTTTTAAAGTTGAGAATCCCCAATATTTTTCAAGAATTTTTTTAGCTTTATCTGTCCATAACATTTATTTATATTAATAAATAATATAAATAATGTTTATTTAATTCATTTTTTATTGAACAAGTGTTCTAGGTGTACGTGGTTTTAAATATGTAGATACATCAACCGATTTAGTAACAGCTTTTTTTTCTGAAGCTTTTTCAGCTACTTTTTTAGAACCTTTTACTTTTTCAGAATATTCGAACCATTTTTCTGCTGATGCTACAGAGAAATTTACAAAAGAATTATCATCAGCAAAACCTTTTGTTAATTTTAATTCGTGAAAACTTGGTGCTGATGCAAGATCAGAAACTAAACTTACAAAAACAGGTTTAATTTCATCTTTATTTTTAACTTCTTCTCCACAAGATTTGTATGCAGCATTGAGATATTTCTTTAATTCAGATACATCTGATTTTTCAGCATCTGATAAAGCTTTTAATGTAAAACCACCGAATTGGCTTTTTAAAAAATTACCAATATTTTTAAACATATAATTAATAGTAGATTTTTAAATTTAAATTAAATTAAAATAAAATTTATACTAAAATAAAATTTATACTTAATAAAAATTTATACTAAAATAAAATTTTAAAATAAAATTTATTATTTTTCTTTTCTCGGTTTAGACTCGGGTAAATAATTCATTGTACTTTCAAAAAATTCTGCATTTTTATGGTAATAATTCATAGTATCTGCACCTAAATAAGTCAATGATGAACGAAGTGAACCACATATTTCATCTATTAGTTCTTGAGCTGATTTAGTAATCTTAACCTTAAAACTAATTCCTTCGGGAACAGTTCCTTTTTTAAGACCACCAAAATATTCATTTTGAAAATCAGAAGATGCTTGACCTCTATATTTTCCCCAAGTTTCACCATTATCATCTACTTCTTTTTCACAAACTGATTCGAAAGTTTTACAAAAAAGAGAACCCATCATAACTGTATCACCGCCTGCAGCCAAAGCCAAACATATATCTCTTGAATCACGAATGCCTCCATCAGCAATAAGTGGAATATAAATATTTGTTTTATCTTTATATTCATTTCTAACTTTATTAATTAATTGTATTGCTGAAAATTGTGGTACACCTACTCCAGTAACCATACGCGTAGAACAAGCTCCACCCGGACCAACACCAACTTTTACTGCATCTGCACCTGCATCTACAAGATATTGAAATCCTTCTGGTGTACAAACATTACCTGCTATAACTTGAGAATCTGGACAAACATTTTTAATTTTTTTAATCATATCAGCAACTATTTCAGAATGTCCATGAGCAATATCAATACAAAAGTTTTTACATCCAGTATCTATTAAAGTTTTAGTATCAATCCAATCTGTAATACCACAAGATTGGAAAAATGTTGGGAATTTCAAATAAAAATTTATTCTTTTTTCAATAGAAGTAAAACGATGAAATATTCCAACTCCTCCATTATCTACTAAAACTTGTGCTAATTTATCACCTATCACAGAATCCATATTAGCAGGAATTAAAGGTATTTTGGTCTCAATATTTCTTGTCAAATAAGTTTTTAAATCAACATCTAATCTTGATTTAACATTATTAAATTTAGGAATTAAGCCTACATCATCAAAGGTTAGAAACTTTTTTAAAAGTGCCATTAATATTATAAATATAATAAATATCTTTTATTTATAACAATTTTTTTATTTTAATTGGAAATTCTTTTAATTAAATCTGTTGTTGAAATTTTATTATAATATGATATTTCTTTAAAATAACCTTTTTTATTAATTTCAGAAAAAAAATCTTTTTGTTTTTCTCTATCTGTATCATTAGAAAATCCATGAACTACTAAATCTATTTTATGTTTTTTTATAAAATCCATATTTATAATTAATGGACAAGGAAATATTACCTCGTCTACATATTTAATACTTTTAATTATTTCTACTCTATCACTTTCATTTATTATTGGTACTCTTTTATATGATTCACAATCATAATCACTAACAACTCCAACTATTAAAATTGTATTTTCTTTTTCATTAAATACATCTTTCGCATTTTTTAAACTTTCTAAATGACCCCTATGAAAAAGATCAAAAACACCATCTATATATACTCTTTTCATTATACTATATATATTTATAAAAAAATTGTTAAAAATTTAATTAATTAAGTTAATTTATATATAATGCCTAAAAAAATTATTAAAGAAGAACCTAAAGAAGAATTAATACCTGCGTCTAAACCTAAAAAGGCTACTAAAAAAGTGGAAGAGCCTATTGAAGAGCCTATTAAAGAGCCTATTAAAGAGCCTATTAAAGAGCCTATTAAAGAGCCTATTAAAGAGCCTACCGAGGTAAAAACTAAAAAGGCTACTAAGAAAGTTGAAGAGGCTGTTAAAGAGGCTGTTAAAGAGGCTGTTAAAGAGGCTGTTAAAGAGCCTGTTAAAGAATCTACTGAGGTAAAACCTAAAAAAGCTACTAAGAAAGTTGAAGAGCCTATTAAAGAGCCTATTAAAGAGCCTATTAAAGAGCCTATTAAAGAGGCTACTGAAGTAAAATCTAAGAAGACTACTAAAAAAGTCGAAGAGCCTATTAAAGAGCCTATTAAAGAGCCTATTAAAGAGCCTGTTAAAGAGCTTACTGAAGTAAAATCTAAGAAGACTACTAAAAAAATCGAAGAGCCTAAAGAGCCTGTTGAAGATTTAGAAGTAAAATCTAAAAAGACTCTAAAAGTTGTTAAGAAAGTTGAAGA